TCAATTTTTGAAATTCAGGCGAATTAAGTAAAGTATCGATTGCCTTACCTACTAATTCAGATAAACCCCCTAAAAATTGACCAAAATCTATTTTATCTGCTAAGAATTGACCAACTAAAACACCGAGATCCTTACCCACCCCTCCAAATATTTTCATCATTATAGTAAAAAGAGGTCTGAGCAGTGTATTAAAGATGCGTGCCATAACTCCAAGAACCATCAAAATTGGAATTAAAATTGGAATAAGTAAATTGACAAAAGGTTCGACCATTTTTCCAATAAGTTTGAATATTGCATTAAGAATCTTGAATAAATTTCCAAATGCACTCGAAAAAATGGCTGATATAACTCCTAATGCTGCAACTAATGCGATAAGTTGAGCAGAAATAGCAGATAAAAGATTAACTGCTCCACCAGAAGATTTTTCTCCTTCTGACTTTCCCTTAGCTCCACCTAAAAAACTAATTGATAATCCTTGTAATTGATTTTTTAGATCGCTAAGATCAGCCCGAACTTTAACATTTAGAGGAACATCCATTATCTCAACTGTTTACGCATTATTTTTGATTCGCTCGCAGTTTCTTTTTTTTCATTTCTCCCTGCGAGGATAGTTGAATATATCTCTAGCATTTCGGGGGATTGTTCATCGATTTGATTTGGTGTCCACCCGTAAATATAGCTTAGAGCTTCCATATTCAAATATATCAGCATTTCCTGTTCCACCTTTCCTATTTTTATTAGATATTCAATTGTTTTATGATCTTCAATTTCTGAGATCATTTTTATTTTTTCAAAAAACTGCTTTGTTCCTCCGTTCTTGTTGCTCCGATTTTAGTTTCTAACCAACTGATTAAACGAGTTAAATCTTCATCTGCTATATCTAGAAAATCATCTAATTTTTTTAAGTAAGTTTTATCGTGCAAATCTAATAAAATCCTGAATCTGGCTTCTGCAAGTTGATCCATTATTTTAAAAACTTCCTCTGAATTTAAAGAATCTGGATTTGTTTTTGTTTTATTTTCTAAAGTAGATGCTAATTTAGATAAAGGAATTACATCATGCATATATTGTCTTTTATGACGATGTGTAGGGCGTTGAAAACTCATTTTATGAATTACTCCTTTAAATTCTAATTCTATTGTATCGAACATATTACCAACTCGCGTTTAATACTTGATCAACAAAAGTCGTCGTTCCTAAAAGTCCTTTTCCTGAAATATCGAACATAATAAAATCACCTAAATCAGCTGTCTTTTTGAATCCTCCTGTCCTGCAACCAGTAAGACCTATACTAATCTCCTGTCTTCCGCTTCCGAGAGTTACTCCATTATTTCCTTTGAATGTAGCTGCAAAAGAAGCAGGAGAAGTTGATAAAATTCCTGATGTTTGACCTAATAGTCTCTGTGCTTCTGTAAGTGAATTAAATCCAACTGTTGCTTTCCAGTCTATTGATAAAGTGTTGCTTCCTGCAAAAGATGGAACTCTGCTACCAATCGAATGACCAATAGCACTATTTCGATTAAAAGTTACTTCCCAGTTTTGAACATAACTTATTGGAGATCCTGCTAATTCTAAAGTGCATTGAAAACCTTTAAGAGGAGCAACTGTTCCAATTGAAGGTGAAGTGACCGAACTCCCACTGATATCTATGTCTTTTGCGACAAAATCAGTTTTACATTTAAGATAATCATCTAAAGCTAAAGAAATAGTAGTGCTTTTGAAGAAAGCACCCTTCCAAATTTTTACTAGAGGAGTTGGTGTTTCATCATATGATTCTTCTATTGAAAATGAAGGAAGATCATTTGCATAAACCATTGTATGAGTTGAATCTGAAGAAGTATCAGCGTGGGTTGTTACTCCTCCATAAACTGCATATTCTAACAATCGCCCATTATTCATTAATACTTCCAATGACCCCGAAGGAGTTACATTTCCAGCATCAACACTAACAGCTTTAGCTTGTCCCATTGCGTTTGTTTCAGTTACTTTGCCATCGATATCTGTTCCAATCGATTGAACTAAACCGACACTTTTAGTTGCACTAACTGAAGTGCCCCAAGTTGATTCTTTTCCAAATAAAACCGTTCCGTGTATTCCTTTTGCTACAATAACCATATTTTCAAGCCTCCAACATAGCTGGTAAACGTAAGATTAAATTTCTTTGATAAATTCTTTGTTCTCCGAAGGTACTTTGTAAAATTGGACCATATCCTGCAATAGTTATAAAATCAATATTATACCAATTTTTTTTATTTGATAAAAATGCATTTCTTAAAGTTGATAAATTTTGGTCTATTTCTTCTCTACTTTCAGCATAATAAATTATATCAACATAAGCCTCGCTTATTTGTCCTTGTGCACCGATACTTAGTTCGCGAGTAGTTTCATTAGTGAAACCCATTCCAACTCGTGGAAAATCAGATCTGGTAAGAAAACTTTGGGGAAAATCTGGAAAGATGCGATCATAAGTTCCATAATCGTAAGTTATAACTATTGCATCATTTAGAACTGCAGAAGGAATTGTTACTATTCCTGTTTGATAATTAACAGTATATTGAGAACCAAAAGTCAAAGGAACTGTATTTTTAGTTACAGAACGAACATTTTTAACTTTCAGTTGAGAAAGAGTAAAAGTTGTTTGACTTAGTGTAGCCGTGAAATTATCAGTTGTAGTACTAACCTTTCTAGTAGATATACTTAGTATGTCCCTGTTTCTTATGAAGACAAGGATTTCCTGCAATATTTTAAACCTATCTAACATCTTTCTCTCTCCTGAGATTTTCAGTAAGCTTTCGCTCTACCTAAGATTTCTTACTAATGCTGTATTTATTATTTCTTTTAATTTTGTATCTAATGTTCTTCGAATAAACGGATTTGGTGCTGTGCCTGAATGATTGACTTTTTTTAGAAAGACATCATCAGAAGGAAAACCCAAAGCCTTAGCTATTTTTTCTGATTTAAAATGCAAAAACTTTGCATTTTTAGCCTCTATAACATGAGGGGGAGTTCCAAACTCTACATACATAGCATAATCAGGCATTCGAATATTGATAACTGAGTTTTCGATTTCATAACGCATATTTGTTTTGAGATATCCTGTATCGACAGGAGCTGCAGCTGCTAATTCTTGTGTTAAATTTAGAGCTATTTCAGTTATTGCTTTATCCCATCCTTTTTCGAATTTTTCCTTATCTATTCTTATATTTACTTTGCTCATTAGCTCCCTCGGTTATATAAGAATAGATTACAGTAAGTATAGCACTTTTCTTGTGAACCTACGAACTGCCCATACCTCGTTAAGATTTCCTTAACTACATATTTGTTGAAATTCCTAGTTAAACGACCGCTAGTTTCAGCTGCTAAATTGTGCGATGCGTCTGTGATTGTAAATGTTGAAGTTGTCGGAGTTGTTGCAATAGTATATACCCCATCATAATTCGTTGTATTTGTTATTAAAATTTGCGATCCGACACTTAATCCGTGTGCGCTTGAAGTTGTTCCGCTTATTGTAGTAGCATTACCTGAGATTGCACTTAATGAATAATCTAATCCATCACAATAGATAAAATCATCTTTATTTATGCTAACTGATCCTGCGCACATTAAATAAGCATCTCCACCTTCTACGTTTCCTTGCTTATCGTAAAGCCAGTTTTGTTTCATGCGAACATAAATAGCCAAAATAATTGATGCTATTCCGATTGTGAGGGTTTGTTCTCCTGAAATATTCGAATAATCTTTTGTAGTAGGAACTAATGCTACGTATTGCCCGAAAACATTTAGAAAATTGGAAGTAAAATCAGCTTCACTAAGAATTTGAGAATCCATCAGCCCACCACCAGATAGGGGTTTCTTCGAAATAATAATTCGTATTTATCTATTTCAGTTTGTAATGCATCCATTACACCCTTTATTCGAATATATGGTTCGCCTTGGGTTGCTGAAAGCTCGGGAAGAGTAATGCTATTATACATTAAAACTCTATTTCCCATTAATGCAGTTAAAACGTTCATTGATGCAATTAAGGAAGCATATCTGACTAAAGTTGTTGGAACTGGATAAACACCATAGAAATATTTTATATTAACTAGTTTTCCTGCTCTGTTTGAGAAATAGGAAGCATTAGATGAAGTAGTTAATTGAATTAAACCAACATCTTCATAAATTAATAACGTCGATGGAGTGACTGAAACGCCATCAACAGAAAGTGAGTTTATGTTTCGGATGGGGTAATATCCAAACATCTGAGAATCCTTTCCAGATCCATCGATCGTTATATCTAAATATGATGGAGGGAAAATTTTATATTTGCTTGTATTATCAGGAGTTGTTGAAAAATTAGTCAATACAGATAAAATAGTTCCTGTATTTGATGAAATTTGTCTATACTGACCAGATCCCGTTCCGCTATATATCCACAATGTATAATTTTCATATTGATTAGTTGTCCAAGATTTCGAAGAATCGGTAAGCGTTCCACTCCCTCCCGCGCTTGCCGTTCCCGAATCTTCTATCGACCAGTACACCGTCCCTGTGCGTGAATTAATATATTCTTGTGCAGAAGTGATAAATGCAAGAATGTCTGTATCAGATAAAGGAGGAGATATTCCGTAAGTGCCTAAAGCACGTCTTACATCTGATACAGAACAATAAGGCATATTACTCTCCTAATATTTCATATACTCTTAATTTATCTGATACTTCACTACCACCTACGGTCACAGTTAAAACACCAGAAGTCACGGAAGTAGTTGGAGATTCTATTGCGACAACACTTCCAGTTGTGGTATGTACCCAGCCATGAATTCCTAGCAAGGTACTAATTCCATATTGAGCCAAGGTCATAGTAAAAGTATCTCCATTATCAGTAGTAGTTGGAACTTTAACTATAATCCTCTTAAATCCCGCATTTGGGGATGATTCTTTTAAATAAGTTGGGGTTACTAATGCCATTTTTTCACCTATAATATACTAATCCAAATACATTTCCTGTCGTTGCACTTGTTAAAGTAACAACATTGGCAGAGATTGTATTAGCTTCTGCTGCTCCTGTTCCTACAATTTGAATAAACGCTTGTAAGATAGTTGTTGCATTACTAAAAGTTATGGTATCATTTTGAGCTGCTTTTGCTGTAGACTCAAAATAGCCAATTTTAACGCCAGCATTTGTGGCGTTACCAACTGGACTTAATTGGATAATTGTACCTGCAACATTTGTCATAATATCACGCTATATTAAGAATTGAGCTACAGAATGTCGGAGCTCTAATCACTAATGCTTCATAAATCTTCATGAAGAACTTCTGCGTATCGTTAACAATTGCCATATCTTGATATACCATATCTTGCAATACTGCCATATGAACTACACTCATATCTAAAAAGTATATTGGTTTAGTTCCAGCTCCATTTGATAAATACATACTTGGGATGATAGGAATTGCACCGACCATCGTATGAATTATAATAGTTTCATATCCCCAGAATACTGCGCCTCTGCTTAGCATTCCTACGTCATTAAGAACAGTTTTACTATTAATAAGATTCAATAATGCAGTAAATACACCACTGGAACAAAATGCGAGTGAAGGTCTTCCTCCAGCATCAAAAGCTTTTTGGATTGATGCATTTATATTATCAAGACTTAAAGCTCCACCAGCTAAATCAACAGAGTTAGTTGTACTCATAAGTTTAACTATACCGTCAAATTCGGCAGGAGTAGTAGTTGCATCTCCATTCATAATCAATGATTCTTCCAATTCTCTTAGTTCTCTGACCTTTACTAAAACTTCTTGTTGTTTTGCGTTAGGTGCATTTTGATTTCCAAAAGGACCTCTTTCACCACTCGAAGTCAAACCTTCTAAAATGAATGAAGGCTGAGCAGCTAAAACTGGACCTGAAACTCTACCAACTGAATATAGATATTTTATTGCTACACTTTGTCTAGCATAAGTAGTACTTGTTTCAGCTAAAGGAGCATCTTCAACAGCAGCATAAGCACCTCCCTTGTTAGTTATTCTAACATACGAATAAACATTTGAGGTACAAGTTTGACGAGGAATTAATTCAACTGCAGGAGTCCATTTTCTAGTTATATCTATGATTCTAGGATCAAGAAAAACTGGAACGGTAGGAAGACCTGCTGAAATTCCTGTTAGTGCACTTTGACCGCTTATAGTTTGTGCTTTTGCTTCATATTTTTCTATTCCTGCATGAAATGCTTTTGCTAATAATCCATCTGTTTGATTACGCATATCTATTGTTTTAGCGCTATAATCAAGACCATACGGATTTTGATAAGTTGTTCCGTCACTAAGATTTCCGAAAGTTAATGCATAACATGCTCCACTTGCTACATTTGAACTTGGCATATTTTTTCACCTTAAATTAAATCAAGAGGACTAAATGATTTTTTCATCTCTCTATTTTCAGAGGGAATTGCTTTTTGTTCTATTTGAGATTTAAAAACTGGACTTTTTCCTACAAGAGATTTCAATTCTGCAATTTCTGATTTGTAAGATTTTAATTCAGCTTCCAAATTACTAATTGATTTGGTAACTTTTGCTTTTTCTTCTTCATCTAATTTTTTCTTATAAGGACATTTTTCACCAGCTGGGCATTCTTCTTTCATTTCTTTTTCGTCTCCATCTGGTTCTTTATGATCCTTTTCCATTGCTTTTTCATCAGGTTTTTTTTCTTCCATTTCTTTTTTTTCTTTTTCAGAATCCATATTTTCACTCTCGATTAAAGCATCTAAGCTCTTTTTAAATGCAGTAGTTATAATACAGTTTGGATTGACAGGATTTCCCGTCAGAGCAACATTAATTAAGTCTATTTGATTAAGTAAACGAACTGTTTTTCCATTAAGATTTTTTTCAAAATATTTAATTGGTTTGTAAAGGATACTAAAAGCATCTAAAAAACCATTTTTCAAAGATTTCCAAGTTGCTTGAAAATCAGGAAGCGCATCATTCAAAAGAGCCTTAACCCAAAGACCTTTTTGATCTATTCCTCCATCAATTCTTCAGTTTTTGCGAACTTTATTTCCTTTTAAAACTTCATGTTCGATGTCTAATTTTATATTTTTTCCTTTTAATTGTGAAAGCATATCTGAAAGACAATTAGGAGTTACGATATCATTAACACGATCTAAATCAGTAGTTGAGATATAACCAGTAATGAAATATTGTTTTTCACTTTCACTTTTTGATTCTAGATCAACATGAAAATTAGAAATTATGAAAGATTTCATTGAATCCATATAAAAAAATAAACGAATGTTATATTAAAAGCTACTGTTATATTTAACGTTTTAATAAAATGAAACAGCGTGTCCGAGATGGTAATCAAAAATGAATTTTGGTGTGAGTTCTCGGACACACCCTCACACACGTCAGTATTACAGACAAGTTTTATAAAGATTGTCAATCGGCACTATATTTAGAACTAATGCACTTGATAGATATCCCACAAGCGCAACAAGTAGTATGAGATTTAGTAAGTATACAAAAACAATGAAAAGAATTTAACCGCAGACAATTTATGTCTGATTTCGGAGGGTGAATATACATTTATTATTCACCCTAATAGCAAATAAGTGTCTCCTTTTGTTTTGATTTTTGTCATGTTATTTTCGTGTAAAAATGAAAGCAAAGGACTAGAATTAATTAATTCATTAACTTTCTTTTCCGATAATTTTGATATATTGATTCTCATAATATCACAACTAAAGTATACCTTCACGAGCAATTAACATCAAGTCTTTAGCATTCTGTATCTTCTTTTTAGCTTCTTCTAAATTATTTGCATTGAAATATACTTTAAAAGTACCTACCTTGCTATTTCCGATTTCTATCGAATCTTGTTGTCTGTTTTCTTCTATTAATTTTTTTATTTCTTCTTTTAATGTTTCGTCCATAACATCACTTTTTGTATTCCCAAATTATTCCAAAAGGTCTACCTATTCCGCTATGACAAACAATATTCATCATCAAATACGTTTTGCTCTAAGAAAATCAAACACTTTTTTAGATTTTTTAAATCTTTAAGCTGTTTTTTGATTTGAGTTTTATCTCTTATTTCTCTAATATCTTTTTCATATTCAGAGATAACTCCTAAAATTTTATCTCTTGAAGGCAGATAGAAATTTCTATCTGC